ATCTGGTAGAGAGTCGCCATTGATACATATTCTGGTCAGTCCCGGCAGCCCACGAAGAGGGCCCAACAAGCGGCGCCCGGAAATTATACGTGTTGTTTAGGTGAGCAAGGGGGAGCCACGAGCGCGAGTCGAGATCCAGAAACTGATTCCGAACGTATATCTGGCCGCGGGTTAATCCGATATCGTCGTCAAAGACCCCGGCGATGACGTAGATTCGCTGATAGTTGTTACTCCCGCCGTCAGAGACAATTTCAGATTTGTATAACGGACACGATGAGACGATAACGCCCGTGGTCCCATCCTCGGACTCGCCGAAACTTGAGGGTGCTGATTCCCCTATCCACTGTCTTATGTAGTTATCGACGTTTGTGGAGAAATCGGCAGCGACGAATCTGTGGCCGAATTCCTTGTCCTTGAACCACGTATCACGCGCCTGAATCTCAAGGATATTCTCCTCGTTGCCGAAAACGATATCCACGATCTCAAGGGTCTGCCGAACATTTGCCGCGCCGTTGGTGGTCGTGGTGTCATCGGGCTTGGGGTAGTAGTAGACCGTCGCCGTTCCGTTTTGGTAATCGTGAGTAGTGAGCAGATCGCAGAAGGTCGTATTGACGTTCGAGAGCGGAGCGTGAGCAAAGATTCTCAGCGTGACGTTGTGCCTCACAGCCGAATTGATCCCGCAAGAGCGTATGCAGGTTGGCGCACCGGCAAGAAGCGGATAGACAATCCCGCTCCCGGAATAGACGCCGGAGGCCGGATAAAACTCAGTGCCGAAGTTGTAGGTCGTGGTCCCGCTTCCGTCCTTTTTGTTCAGAACGATGGTAACGAACTCGACATCGGTATCAACAAATAGAGTGCTCATGGGTAGTGCTTGAGCCTCCTCAGAGTTATCTCTACAAAGTGCCGGTCGTCCTCGATGACGGTTTCGATCCAGCCTTCGATGACAACGTGTTCAAGCTTCCAAGGGAAGACGTCGCCCGCTGTGTCGTAGAGAAATAGCGGCCACTTCAGAAGCATCGGCAACGCCTTGAAGCTCGTCATCTCCGCTCGTGTGGCGGGGAATCCCAGCTTGAATTGCTTCTCGGTTTCGTATTCGTAGGACGTTTGCTGAGGTCTAAACCATCTGTCTGATTCAGGGATATCGACCCAAGGCTGAGCGAAGACCGGCGGCATGGCGAAGGAAAAGCCCGCGCTTGCATACATCTTCGTGAACGTCATGGCCTCAGTTCCGGCCGAGTCCATTTCGATGCCGTAGCCGCGATAATTCGTCGCGCCCGATACATCGATCACCAAGTCCTGAGACCTGTAGCCCGTTAGGTTTGCAGCCGCTAAGGTCGAGATGGTCGTGCCCGAGATTGCAGACCACGAACCGCCAGAACTCTTCTGCATGGCTCGGACCTGAGAGCCCGCGAGCGTCACCATCTTATCCGCCCGCGCAATCACGAGATAGTTCGCGACGTAGTTGGCGGCGAGCGAATAGCCCGGAGAAACAGCGGAGGAACTCGCCGTCCCTCTCCAGTATGTGTTTCGAGGTCCTGAAATGAGGTCGTAGATATCCCCCGACGCGGTTGAGCCGGTTATCATCGCCAAGGATGAAGCAAGGTCGCCGACGTGATTAGGGAGAAACTTAAGCGACACTTGGATACTCCCGCAGACGATAGACCTGTAAGTCCACCTGATACTTGTCGTTGAACATCGGAGTTACCTGGAGGTTCGAAACAATGCAGTGCCAGAGCTTGTCGGCTAGAATGGTTCCGGCGCTATCGTAGAGAAAGCACGGCTCTTCTTTGAGGAGGAACTGAGCCTCGAGACTTGTTGCGGTCGTTGCGGGCTCATCTTTGAATTGGATGTTCATCACCTCAGAGCAAAGGTAAGTCTTGCTGCCATTCGAATACCTATCCCAATAGGGCGAGATGGTCGGCGACTGAGGCTCGGCAAATGCAAGCGCCGTTCCGAAGTAGATTTTATTTACTATCTTCGCACCGCTGCCCTTAAACTCAACTGAGAACGCTTGCTGAGAAGCGGCAGCCGTAAAGCTTGCGACATAGTCCTGAGAGTTCTGGCCTATGCAGGTCGGTGCGCTTGCCGCGTCTTCAATGGTCGTAGCTGAGCCGGAGTAGGTCGAATACTTCCTAATGGTGTAGCCGGAGCTGTAGCGGTCCGCCCTCGTTATGACGCAACGATTCGCGCCGAGGTTCCCCCGCTTGTTCTCGTAGACGAGCCGACGAACCGCAGTGCCCGTCTGAGCCCATTCAAGGTGGCGCGGCCCTCTTGTGATGTTCTCAATGTTAGCAGTGTCGGAGGTTGCTGCGTTAGAGCTGTCGGTAGGCAAGACGAGCGCCGAATCCTTCCACACGGTGTTTGTGATTAGTTCGATTGCCATTAGCGAAGTCTTCGAAGAGGTTTGTTGTCGTCGTCCGACGCGCTGTGTCCACCCGTTGCAGCACGCGCTTGCTTTGCGGCCTCTGTTACCGCGTTCCACGCCTTCACCATCCGCGCAGCTGCGCGCTCTACCTTAACGGCTGGGTCGCTAACCGACAGCCGCGCTCGCTTCTGCCGCATCATTTGCTGCTTGCTCCACCTTGTTCCATGCCTTCACCATTCGATCCGCAGAACGTTCTGTTTTATTTGCCGATGCCTCGGAGCCGTCTCCGACATCCTTCACTCCGCCGAACACTTCTTGAAACACGCCCGAGAGCGGCTTCAACTGATTGAATATCGCAAAGACGGTATCGCCACTTGCTCCCTCGATATCCTCGAAAGAATCGATCCCCTGTGCTGCAAAACTATCAAATACTGGGGTAAGTTTGGGGTAGTTCAGCGCGATGTAATCGTGAATCTGGGCGGTTGTTTTGATTCCCTCGTCTGCGAGTTCCTTAAAGACAAAGCCTAGGCCCTTGAGCGCTTTTCGCGGGTCCTTGTCTATGTTTTCTGCCAAGATTGTGAAGGCGTCGCTAATGGAGTTCTCTCCAACTAAGTCTTTTTGGGCGAGCAAGTTGGTGTTCTGTATGTCTGCGCCGAACTCTTCAAGCGAAAGCTGGCCGTCAAGGAAAGCTTCCGTAAGGCTGTTTTTCACATCCTCAGCAGTAAGCCCGAGTTTCCCCATGAGGCCCTGCATGGTTATGAGGGCCTCGTTAAAGCTCTTTGCATCCTTTGCTTGGTTCGCGAAGATTGCCGCGACGTCTGCCCCGAGCTTTCCGCTTCCGCCGGTGGTCGCGTGTGACAATGCGTTGCCAAAGCCAACCGCGCCTGCCGCCACCGATCCCGTTGGCGCATTAATGTTGTAGTCGTTTTCGTTTAGTGGAATGTTGAGGGTTTCTAAAAAGTTCTGTCGAGCCTCGCTCTCTTGCCGCTTCTTCTTGTCTCCACTGGTGAGACTAGAGATGGCAAAGTAGGTTTGAGAAATTCCAGTTACGTCACCCGCTAGATACGTTGCCCCTCCTGCTTGCGCTGCGTCGCCGGGTTTACGGTCTGAATTCTGAAAGCGATTGTAGGCCGTATATGCCAGGGCACCGCCCGCCACGACTCCAGCCGCGGGAATGATTGCAGTGAGCGATCCCGCGATCGATGACATAGACATTGCCGAAGAGGAAAGAGAAGCGGCGTATTCGGAGCCGTTGGCAATCGGTCCAATACCGGAACCTCCGGCACCGCCGAAGATTGAGCTGGCTAGGTATTGACCTAACCCTGACGCGCTTCCAATCTGAGAAAGCAGACCGCTTCCACCCATGGAAGCCGCCACCTGGGCGAGAAGTTGAGCACCAAAACCAATAGCTACCCGCTTCAGCGCGTCTTCAAGAATTTGCTCCAGGCTCTGAGAGCTGCCAGTGATAGTCGAGGTTAAAATGTCCTCGAAGAAACCAACCGAGTTTTTGAAGGCCTCTTTGTTCCTCTCCTCCAGCTCTTTTGCACCGTCGCTTGTTATCTTAAAGAGATCCTGCGCGGCATCTGAGACTTCTTTCCCGTAGAATGTCCCGAGCGTTCCGAAGACGTCGCTGAAGCCGGTGGCGTTGAGTTTTACGAAGCTTATCGGATCGACCAGATCGCCTAGAGACTCAGAATAGACCTTCACCTCTTTCGCGATTGCCGAATACTTCTTTCGTAGCTCTTCAGCAGACTGCGCCTGTTTGTCAATGGCGACAGTGCCCTTTTCCTGCTGCTCTACGCCCTTGGCTCGCTCAGCGTTAACGGCCTCGAGTTGTCGCTTTAGGTCAGCAAGTATTTCATATTCGTCTTCGCCCGCAATTTGCCGACCAAGTGCGCTAACGATTCCGGTAAGCCCCCCAGAATTTATCTCTTCTTGGACGTTGCGGATTGCAAGGCTGAGTCTTTGCGCCTCCGCGTCTAGCGAGTTAGAAAAGAGAAGTCTTAGCCCATTCGCGGCAAAACCAGCCCACTCCTGAATTTCCTTAAGCGCACCAACAAGGACCGTGCTTTCGTTTACAAACCGGGCGATTCCGTCCTGTGCGTTCGTTATCGCTACGCCCATTTGCTGGATTATGTCGCCTGCAGTCTCACTAGCGCTTCCGGCAGCGAGCGTCTGTTTCTCTAGCTCAGCGAGGATTGCGATTCTTGCAGCTTCACGCTTGCCCGCCTCGTTCAGCTTATCGGCGGTCAACCCAATTGATTTTGCAAATTCCTCCTCAGCCTTTTTGTTATCGACCATGATTCCGAACTGCTTCAGAAGCCGATCGTTTCCAGTGGCGACCGCATTCGTGAGCAGGTCCATTGATTGTTTCGTGTCAATGCCGACGGCATCGCCCATGGCATCGGCGGCAGAAGCAACTTGAAGAAATTGGTCTGGAGACAGTCCCGCTAGTAGCGCCTGATTTGACGCCCGCATGAGGTCGGTATCGGCAAGAAGCCCTTGCGTTGCTTCCCGTAGCGTGGATAGCGCGGTGGTCGAAGCACCCGCTTTGGAATTGAGGGAATCAAAAGAGGATGCAAGCTCGGAAACCCCTTGCCCGCGGTTGATGGTGGAAATCAATGCAGTGGCGGCGGCTCCAGAGGCAGCAATTGCCGCAGCCGCCACGAGTCCTGCCGCCTTGAGAGCCTCAAAGGACGAGTTCGCTTCTTGGTTGCCCTGCTTAACCCCGGTCGCGTCCGTCCGAAGACGGATTAGCACATCTCTGATTTCGTCCGACATCCACCACCCCCAGCCCATAGAATAGGGCCAGGGGTGAGGATCTTCAGACGGTTAGGGATTAGGCGTTCCCATCTTTTTGCCGAGAACGGCTTCCATCTGGGCAAGCTCCTTCTTGGCTTCATGAAAGGCAAGGCCACTCTCGACGCCCTTTCGAACACCGTCGTGCAGAAAGAAAATTACGAGGTAGGCTAAGCATCCGAGAATGAGCGTTTGAATAATCGCGCAGTAGGTTCTCATGAATCATCCCTGCTGAACGTCCCGGTATAGACCAGCTCGCATCGCAGCAAGCTACCGTCGCATTGGGACACGTCTGAAATTGTCACTGTGGCGACTTCGGAATCATACAGGTCGCCCGCGCCACGGTTCATCGTAATGGTATAAAAATCTTGTGCGGTAACATTTCCCCCGCACGAAACGATCTCAACCTTATTGGCCGTAAGCTCCTCTCGGTTTGGAGATGTCCCGTTAAAATCATTGCCAGAAGGCGTTCTAATGGCAGCGTCGGTTCCAGACTGATTCACGGTCAAGGTGCTTTGGAACTGCTGATCGACCGGAAAGTTGCAGTTATTTTTTGCAATCCTTAGAGTTCCCCGCCAAACCCCTGCAAAGGTGTCATTGTCCCCTCCACCGCCTCCACCGCCGCCGCATCCAAGGCAAAGCAGACAAAGTAGAATCAAGCGCTTCATATTTCCTCCGTGGTTACTCGGTTACTGATTCATAATTACCAATCCACGGAGACAGGTCAACATAATGCCCTATAATGCGCCGGTAATTGACCCGCGTCACTTAGCAGCCTCTTCCCGCTCCCACTTATTCCAGACGGCATCGAGCATGAGGATGATTTCAAGGTCGGGTTCGGTAATCTTTGCCCGTCGCAGCATCATGCCTCGGACGGGTGCGAGGGTCTGACAGCGCAGCAGGAAATAGAACTCGATCCAGACGTCGAGCTCGGGCGTCATTAGCTCCGAGGTTACGCACGGGCGCAAATGACACTGAGGCTGGAACTGAGCCTTATGGTCGGCCTTCCACTTCTTAAGGAAGGAGCTTCTGCACCCTCCGCAAGTCATCTCGCCCTTTAGCTGGGCTCTGAGCCTCTTCCCGAGTGCTTCGACGAATCCGGCTCCATAGGTGGAGCGTTTTCTTTTTTTTTGGTGAGCGCTTCTAGGGCCTCGGAATAGCCCATACCAATCTCGACCTTCTCCCAGTACTCGAGTACGTCAAACATCTTTTTTGCTTCCGCAGCCGAATACTCAACAGGTTGATGCCCCTCGGGTGGCGTATGCTTCCAGCCCTTGAGGTGTCGCCACACGATGGGAGCAAGCGTGTAATAGCTAGTACTCTTGGCATCCACGAACCAATTCTTAAGCGCCTCAGGGTCGCCGTCTTTAGGGGTTTCTAGTCCTCGCTTCTTGCGAATGCCATCTGCATCGAACCGCGCCTTATCCGCCTCATCCGGGGAGAACCTCGCAATCTCGAATATAAACTCTGGATTAGCCCGTGGCCATGATACCGATACCGTAGTCGGCAGGTTTTGACGTTCCCGCATCCGGGACATTATACTTTCCATTCTGTTCTCCGCACCTCTGGTTAAAGGTGCGAGGGGTCTTTCTTACGACGCAGCAGCAACCACACCACGACAACCAATGCAAGAAATCCCCCTTCGCACGTCTGTTACGCCGACCATTTTGTCGACCTTGTTCTGTGAATCTCGGCCAGCCGGTGAGCGGTTACGCCCGACATTCCGGTAGGCGCAGCCGAACGCTTGAGGCTTTCCCATGAAAGCGTAGGCGTGAATCGGCTGTTGTTGTTCGAGAAATCGTGTCCGCCTGGAACCTGCGCCGTCGGCCATAAGTAAGGCCATTGGAACTTGAGCGACTCGTTGAGCGTCGAGCCGATGATGTTCCCGTCAAGGAAGAACTCGGCCTTAAGAGTCGTCTGTGCGAGCCACTGGCCCCACATATCCCACGACGCATTATCGAGTTCCGACATGGTGACGGTAAGCACCTGCTTGATCGGCCCAAGCTGTTGCGGCTCCATCGTAAACTGTGAGTTTGCTGCACGAAGCCCGAATATCTTGTCGTGGTCCCTGGTTATTGTCCAATTCAGGTTGGTGATTGTCTTGTCATCAGAAGACGAGAGAGAACCACCGCTATCGGCATTTTGACGGAAATAGTGATTAGCACCGCCCAGCGTCGCCTCGTTGTATGTGTATTGAGTGAGCGCCTGAATTTCAGTAACGGTGTTCGCGCTGCCTTCGGTGTATCGGTCTGCGATACCTTGGAACGTAACTGTGCCCGCCTGATTCGGCGCAATGGACAGAGACATCGATGTCCACTTAACGGACGGAATCGAGATTGTGCGGTCGGACTCAATGGAGAATCCGAGAGTCCAAAATATCCCGTAAATGGAGTTTGCAAGGTCGTGATTGACCAAATAGTCGGCCTGCGATGCTGTTTGCTCCGCCGGAGTCGACTCGGTTCCCATCAGCGACTGATAAAGCGCCAGCCAACCTTGCCCGTATGTAAGCGCGCAAGTGAGTGTGACTGTACCATCGAACTGCAATCGCTTTAGCTGCGTTCGCTGCTTTGGTGATCCAACATCCCGTTGCAATGACTCAGCGAACCCGCCACCGAGCTTGATGCTTGAACAGTAGAGGTAGATACCACCGGAAGTGATATCTGCTTCAGTGCCCCAAGTTGAACCCTTCTTAAGTCCGACTACAACGTCATTCGTTTGAATTACCGCCATCTCTCACCTCCGCCCCCGCCGAGCCCCAACCATCAGGAAGTTCCCCAATGGGTGCTCGTTCATGCTTCGCAAGTCCCGCCTTGATCATCTCAACCGCTTGCGCCCGCGTTACCTCGATTGAATTACCGATGCCGTAGACCTTGCCGTCTTCGTCTTTCAGTAGTTCGTAAACAACTTCGTTAGAAATCTGGGTTTGCTCTTTCCGCGACATAGGTCATTGTTCCTTTAATGAGTTCGCCCTGGTCGGCGTTGAAACCGGAGATGCGGTCAAGCCGAATCTCTCCGGTAGAATTGACGAGGTCGACAGTGTTCGAGAGGCGAGAGCCGAGAGAGCGAATTGCTCCCCGTACGATTCTTGCTCCATCGATAATCGCGTTAACCCCAGCACCGTTGATACCCAGGCTTTCAAATCCCTGAATCTTGATTGTATATGTCCGTCTCGTAATATTGCCCGCCGCATACCAATCATCATTTGCAACTACTTCCACTCCCCAGACCCGGACCTGTCTTCTGCCTCCGACATCGGCCATCAAGTACTTATCCACGAGCGAGGCCTCTTCCCATTCGAGCAGGTAGTCCTTGACGTTCCCGTTCGTTTCATCGAATCCCAGAGAGCTTGCTACCCCTCGAATAGCCCCTACGATCACGTTTCGAACCGTCGGCTCCTTGCTCGTTGCCATCAGCGAATAATCGCAACCGCCCCGCTGAATGCTCTCTCATTCGGCGTTGGCCTGTCGTCCCCGTCCGTATCTACGCCAACCGGAATCACCGTCAGCGCCTCTTCAAAAAGTCCGTTGTAAATGTCGAATTTCTTTGCCCAGAACTCGTTGCCCTGACCGCTGAGGTCCAGGCAACAGTAGGCCGTCGCGAGAAGTTCCACAGCTTCGTTAAGCAGCTCCCGGTTAAAGGTTCGTTTTCGGTTGTAGCCCCGGTTTCGCAAGATGCGGTCAACTCGGGTGATGGCGTCTCGGATCTTTTCGTCAATGAAAGTCTTGCGCGGGAGGATGTCCCCTATCTTCGACTCTCGCCCGACGATGTCATTCGGCCTTACGCTAATCTTTGAGGTAAGCGCATCCGGCCGATAGACAAAAATCTGTTCAGTCACCGATTGAACTGGCCCATCAAGCTCAAAACGGAATCGTGTCGTTACGAAATACGGCTCATAGTCTTCCGAGGACTCGGGGTCATCGTCTGTTAATGCTGGGAATACGATTGAGTAGGAGCCGCGCTGGCCCTCGGTCCATTCAGTAACATCGCTGCCAATGGCGCCGGTGGTGACTGTGTTATTCTTCTGCGCTGCCGTGGGCTCATCCGCATAAATTCGGGCCGTCACGATGCTATGAGCCGGCACACTCTCATCACCCGCAAGCGGGTTGAACTGAAAGTTTATGCTACGCCCATATACGTGCCGGGTGATCATTATGCACAAATCCAAGTGTCAGCAGCGGTTGAATAGCAAAGAATCGGCTTAATGCCGGTCAGCGCGGAGAAAGCAGCGTTCGCCGATCCCCCGTTCACGGTCCCGCCAGATGCTGCGTAAATCTTCAGCACTCCCGACGTCGCATTTAGAATGATTTCAAACTGTCCCGCAGTTGAGGTCGCAAACTTGACGCCTACGGCTCCGTCTGCGCCGGTCACTCGGTGAATCTGCGCGGTAGCGGAAAGGGCAGTGGCGTCAGCAACAGTCGTTCCCGCAGCCGCTACGACTTCATAGTTGGCGGCCGGAAATGCAATCCTAGTGGTAGAAATCCCACCTGAGAATGTTTGCAGTGCGGTATAGGTAACTAGATCCGGGTTAGTTGCGGCAATGCAAAGCAGCCCCAGAATCGAAATGAGAAAGATTTTCAGTTTCATGACTTACCCTTTTTGTGTTCGCCCCAGTCTCGTCGCTTGTCCTGCACGTCAGCCCTCTCGCAGATAGTTCGATGCGCAGTCTCGTAAGACATCGGCTTGCCGGTCATCTCACTATGCTTCTTCAGCTCCCTTGCGCAGTCTTCTCGGGCCGCGCGTCTTGCGTCCTCACGATCCGACATCTGCCCCCTCGCCCTTCTGCGCCTGCTTTCCGGTTCGAGTGCTTTGCTTTTCTGACTTGGCTAGTTCCGCCGCCTCAGCCTCAGCAGCGGATGCCTTTGCCGCCTTCTCTGCATCTCGTTCAGCTTGAGCAGCATCACCGAGAGCCTTGAGTCGCGCGATCTCCTCATGCAATGCCTTGTTCTCAGCTTCCAGAGCTTCCTTCTCAGCACGAATCAGTTCAGGAGGTCGGGCATAAGAGCCAAGTCTCCGCTTCATCTCCGCCACTTCTTTCGCCTTGTTCGGAAAATCGCGGACGATGTTGTCAAGATTCTGGTGCTCAACGACAGCAAAGCCCTTGAAGGCCCGACAGAACTCGACATGACTGAGGTCATCAAGCGCGGTTACCGGATAGTAAACGTAGGTGCGTTCCCGAATGTCGTGTTTTGAGACTTCATCCTTGGTTGCCCCCGATCTGGAGTGCCTGTGATTCGGAGATTCCATGACCACGCATGGATACGGTTGCTTTTCTGGTGCGTCCATTGCTTGCCTCAAATACGGGGGATTTCTCCCCCTGGTTGTTAAGTGTCAGACTTGACCATGCAGCCAGACAGGTCTCTGCGCTCAATGACCTTAAAGAAAGTCCAATTAAGGATTTCAGTTGAGAGTCCGTTGATTGCAGCCGGGTCCTTCAGTGTGTTGTTCACTCCGTTTCGCCCATCGACCCCTGCGTGAAAGCACTGCATTGGATCCCAAACGCACGCTTGGTCGTCACCACCGGAGGTTGCAAGACCATCAGTTTGATAGAGGTCGATACCCATCACAGAGCCAGCGAAACCGCTGGCGGGCTGAGGCATTCCGAGAATTCCCAGAAGCTCCATGTTTCCGAAGGCGCTCGCGGTCGTTGCCACGATTTCCTTTTGAAGTTCCATGATGCCCTTGAAGTCGAACATCCCAACAAGCTTCCCGGAAAACGCACCTTTTTCCGCCGACACAATGTTGTATCGAGCGTCAATCAGGTTGTTAATAACGAGAGTCGAACTTGCTGTGACAGTTGTGGAAATCGAGGGAAACAGCGCCTTCAGGTCGGCGTCGAACAATCGAGCCAAAGCGCGGCCGAACTCAGCGGAGAACCTCTCGAGCTTTGCCATCCCGCCCCCGAAGCGAGCCGCTTCAACGGTGATCTTACTTCCGATTACGGCCTTCTTGGCGGTGCAGGTTACCGATGTGTCGGTCAGCTCGGAGTTCGCTGAGTATGAGTAGTCGGTGGATTCCGCCAGAGTCTCCGCAACAAGGTATCCGCTAATTGGACACTTGATGACGTTGGTATCGTCCGGAAAGACCTCAGTCGTTACGAGCGAAAGCCCTTGCGAGCCGTTTACAAACGCCTCTCCGATCAATGCGGAGACCGCGTTCGCCTTGATAATTAAATTACCTAATTCAGTTTCGTATGCCATCCCCACCACCACCGTTAACGGCTAAGCTCCCGGTGGTGGCTGGATGCTTATCCTTTTCGGAGCACCTCGCGAGCCAAGTCCGGGTTGTTAGCCAACAGCTCCCGACCCCTGTCAGGTAGCTTTGCCAAGTCTGCAATCGTCGTAGCGGGCGCTGGGGCTGTGCCCTTCTGCGTTCCGCCGCCCGCCTGTTGCGGGTTCCGAGCGTATTGCGGTTTCTTTTCGAACCATTTTTCGAGGAACTGTTTTGGGCTTAGCGCGCTCTCTTTTACGACAGCGTTTGTGCCGTCTTCACTCACGTCAAAGAGATCTTTGGTGAGCGTGTAGACGTCATCGGCCATTCCATCAGCGGCGAGATTCGCGATTATTGCGCGAACATCTTTTTCAACCGTCACGGCACGCAGTCTTGCTTCAGCTTTGTCGGCGCGGTCTTTCTCCGCAGCGATTTCGATCTGAGCGTTCTCGCGTATCTTGTCGGCGTTTCCGCCTTTAACTAGTTCGTCGGTTTCTTTCGCCTTGGCCTCTTTCTCAAGAGTCTTCAGACGCTCCGCGGTTTGCCGATGTTTGGCTGCGAGGTCGTTAAACTTCGCTTCCCAATCGGGCTGCGGGTCGGGTTTTGTTGTGTCGCCTTTCGGCGCACCATCGTCGGTTTTTACTTCACCTTCGACGGGTGGTTTTACTTCTGTGCTCATGATGTGGTTGCTCCTTACTTTATGTCAACGATCGCCTTAATGTTCTTATCGATGGCCTTCATGATGGATTCCTGAAGTCGCTTGAGATCCGCTTTTCCCAACTGAAACCACCCCACAAAACCGCGGGCGTAGAGAGACGCGGCAAGGCCAGCATTCGATAATCCGCCCTCGCGTGTTCCCTGAAATGTGATTGTCCCTTCCTCGTCCACCGACTTCGGGACGTTTACGTTCATCGATCTATGTAGCTCGCCGGTCACAAGGAGGTTTACCGTCGACCCTCCATATGCCGGGCCGTAAGTCTTTTCAGGCCTGCTCTTCTTCCGCTTCTTCTGTCCACGCACCTCTATTCCTCGTGCCTTGGCGTATGCATATGCTGGGGAATAGGGCCTCAGAGCGACACCGTTGGCGTCTTTACCGTCGTTGAGATTGTCCTCGATGCGAGTGCGAGAGGTCTGGAGCTCCTGCCCGATTACTTTAGGCAGCCCCAGTTTCTCTACCCATTGGTCCTCGATCTTAATTTCTGGGAAGTCGATCTCAATTTTCACAGTGACACCATGAACTTTATGAAGGCCCACCAAAGAAAGAAGTTGATAGCAATGCAGGTAAACATGACGGTGGAGAACCCTAGTCTGAATAGAAAGCGATTCATGCTGCCTCCTGTAGTTGCTGCCTCGGAACGAACCCAAGCGAGACCGCATAGTCTTCAGTTACGGGGCTCCATTGATGCCTGCAGCGAGGATGTCCACCGCCGATAAGCGGATTTCGTGTCAGGTTCTTGTGCAGGCCGACCGTGATTTCGTCTTCGTAAAGCATGCCCTCGACGCCGTGCTTGTTTATGTGCAGCATCGCGTCGCACTGTTCTGAGGTAATCGCGTCGTCTGGTCCTAGGTACTGGTATATCTTCATGTCCAGCACCTGCGCCTTCTGAACGGTCACGGCTCGTTGGTATTGCGCATATATGTCATCCACAAGCACATTGGCATTGCGTGTGCTGGGGTCCATTTCAAGGATGGTGTTTACGAGTTCCGAGCGGTCGACGTTTCCGACAGCAGCTTGGAGCAGATGAGATTGCACCGGCCCGACAAGCGCGCTTTCGATGTGAGAGGTAAGCTCGTTACGCCCAAAGTTAATGAGCGCATGCAGCCCCTCCTCGTCAATTCCGGCAAGAGATGGCTTGACGCCGAATGCTTCAAAGTATTCGAGAGCCTGCTTTGTTACAGCCGGAAAGCGGTCGAGATAGTCGGCAATGACATCCTCGTAGCCGGAATCGGAAAGAATCTTCGACAGGTCGTTGATGACCTTCGTAGCGTCGTTCATGTTGATGGCGTCGGTCGCGCTCTTGTCCTTCTTTGAGATGAATCGAGCCACACGAAGGAAGTATTGGTCGTAGAGCTGTTGCAGTTCCTTTTCAAATGCTTCGACGGCCTCCTGTTGAGCCTTGGCGGAATCCTTCGCGTGAGACACAAGCTTCGCCTTCGGCGGGATCGTCTGCTTCATCATCATTGAGTCAACTCCGCCCCGAGGTTAGGGCGTCCGTTTATGTTGACCTGCGATGCGAGCCTAGATCCTGATTCAGCGACATCGATGTTGTCGTAGAGCTCTTGTCGAACCTCGTCTTCGGTGGTCCCATCATCACGGGCAACGAAGCGCATTCGAGATACGGCGGTCTTGAGCGTTTCCTTTTGAACCGATGGAACGCCAAGCTGACCCGCCATACTGAACACTTGCTGACGTTCGGATGCTTCCTGCACCTTGTCATCAAGCCCGTACTCCCGGGCGATGCTGACTGCGATCTCTGCGTTAGGCTCGCCCTCGAACATTGCGTGAAAGCGATAGATCTTCTTCTGGAAGTTCGTTAGGAGATTCAGCGTCACGTCATAAAGCTTACGTCGCGCTTTAGTGTCTTTCTCTTTCGACTCGGATGACTGGATGTTCTTGGAATCATCCGCCATTTGGTTATGTTCTTTCATGCCAACACGGCGAGAATAGACTCGCATCTCTCCGATTTGCTCGGTGAGAGCTATAGGATCTCCGGCGTCAATGCTGTGAACCGTAACATCCCTATCGGCCATATGCGTGATGGTAGATTCCGACATGACTTCAAGTTCTTTCGCATCGCCCCCGGCGACAATTGACTTCTTGAAGCCTTGGTAGTGGTTCACGTTGTCTCGAACCGAGAGGCGATTCATCATCGCCTCGTTCACGTATGTCGAATCTAAAATGAAGGACTTGCTTGGACCCTCGCCCATTAGCGCAAAAGGGATTTCTGTTACCTTATCTCCAAGCTTTCCAGCTGGGCCGGCTTCCCCGGAAATGGTGGCGTCTTTACCTATTTTAGCATTCGTCTCAACGAAATAATCTCTCCAGGTCACGGGACCCACGCCATCGGAAACGTATTCGCGGAGAACTTTCTTTTCCTTTTCGCTTATGACCCGAATGCCGTTTGAAAGCAGAAGTCGGGAGAGTTTCCCCTTGTTCGGTCCGCTCTTGAAGTACTCCCAATTGAGAATCTCGGAGCCGCAATACTTGACCTGATAGCTACGCGTCTTCTTAGCCTGCGCCTCTGCCTTGGTTGGCGGAACGCTTTCTTCCTGGTCGACCAATACCCCGACTATCCCGTCTCGGCAGTAATCGAGCAAAAGCTCCTCCGCCATCTCCTGATAGGGCTGCCCAAACTGCGTGACATCGTCTTTGATTTCCTTCCAGGTGTCTCTGTCCGGAAGGGTAAGATCGATTGGCTGACTCATGTGCGAGACATGGACTTCGAGATACGGACGAACAACGTTCTCGTTATAGAGACGCTCTCGCCTGTTGGCGAAGGCTCTGCGGCCCTCCGCGGTAGCGGGACTCTCAGAGTTATATCGAATCAGGTATTTAGCAACGATTTCGGGCCGCCCATCCACGAAATCGGCTATCATCTTGAACGTCTCAAGGTTCTCCGAATACTTGGGATGAACTTTTAGCTTTATGCTTTCCACTAGAAAGAAACGCCCTTTGATTCGAACCTGACTTCCGGCGGCTCGAGCACTATGAGCCCCATGTCCACCGCCTCCATTGGGTGGGTGGTATCCGAGTCTCCGCCGGGCTTCTTAATCCCCGCCTTGCCGTCGGTTTCGCATGTTTTTGCTGACATGATGACATTGCGGCACGACCTATCGATCTTCAAACGGTTAAGGGAGAACAAGTGGTTGGTGCAACGAGACCTCTCTTCAATGAATGGGTTCTGCCGATGCGCCTGGAGATGAATCAGCGGGTAGTGGGGTTTGAGGATCGACTGCATCACCTGATAGCCGGTTGTGTAAGTCTGGTCCGACCGATTCCAGCCCCGGGCGTCACCCAGGATCGTGATGTTGAAATGTTTGAACTGCGCGGGGGGAAAAGCGTTGATGAATTGCTGGCAGGCGTCTTGCACGTTTCGCCCGTTAGACCCGTTTTCTTTCACCACCCAGTATTCATCCCCGACCCGCTGGATGACGACCCAGGTCATCTTCGCCACGTTCCAATCCCAGGAGAGATACATGTATGGCCAAGCCGGATTGAACGGATAATTCCCGACATGCGCCCGCTCGTCGAACTTGAAATAGAAGGCGTTGCGGGAAAGCGAGACGAACTCGCCCAGAACATAGTTTGCGTAATACAAAGGGTCCCAGCCGAACTCTCGCTCGAGCTTGGCGAGGAATCTCTTGGATAGGTAGGGGTTGTCGTGCGACCGCCCGTGCAGGAGCAGCTTGCTGTTACCTTTCGAGATTACCCCTTCTCTGGTCAGGTGCTCTGGGTTAAATCTTTCATAGACCCAATTCAGCCCTTCGGGCGTAGTGGTGTCGAGAGTCTGGGGGAACTCCGCGCGCGGGTTCCGGTTCCGCATTTCGCAGTTGTTCTTTACCTCCACCGACATGATGGAAGACTCGTCGCGCCAAATACCCCCTGTGTTGTATGACGCAATCTTTTCGGGCTTCTCGCCGCTTAGCCCGATAACTCGCTGGTCAGTGTCGTGGAAATGAAACACGAAATCGGAGCGGTTGTAGCTGTAGTCCTCGCCCTCCTCCATGCCGCAGAGCTTCAGGAACTTTTCGTATTCAACAAGGGTGCGTTGCTTGAGCATCCGATAATCAGGGGCAACGATTAGCCACTCATCGCACTTGGGAGAGCGGAGGCGCCGATACTCAAGCCAGGGAGGGCCGAAATGGGTCTTTCCATACCCTACGCCAGCCACGATGCCGTGGTCTTCGTGCTCCAGGTCAAAGAGCAGGACATCCTGCCCATGGTGAAGGGTTGCATCCTCAGTCCTCTTCATTGGAATCGTCCGCTGAGGAGGTTTCTATGCGCTCACCAGGTCCGGTGACCCGGAATGTAATTTGGCGTTTCTTTTTCTTGCCGGGGTCTGGGGCATCCTCTCGATATCCAAGCCGAGACTTGGCGTAAAAGATGGCAGCAGAGTCCGACTTGCCGAACATCGCCCGCTGGTAAAATGATTGTTCGAATGCGGCCATGGCCTTGGCGTTGCCGACACTTAGAACCTCCTTGAAGTGGTTTTTGAGCGTTGATTCAGACACGCCAATAGAGGCGGCTATGCGGTCCTGCCTGACGCCGTTCTCGGCAAGGGCCTTCACCACCGCTTCCTGCTCGGGCGTAAACTCAATCCGCGGTCTGCCGGTTTTTGCCATTCATGCGGCTTTTTATAGGGGCCAAAAAGTAATGTGGTCTGTGATTAGTCTACTGGCGAGCGCGGTTACTTCGAACGGTTAGAGACCCTGAGGCCAGATTCGACTCGGTGTCGCTGAGCGGAAGCGAGCTGTGTGTGATGCCCGTTTGCGGCGAGCCTATCGAGGTATGGTGTGATGTCTTGCGGGAGGCCGAGGTAGCTCGCGACCCACCGATAGGAAAAAGGGCCATCCTCGTCAGAGGTGAACCAATCCCACGCCTGCTTTGCGTGCTGCAGGAGTTCGTCGTGCTCGTTGAGCTGGTTGGTTACCCGCATCCGACGATAGCCGCCCAGGTCAAGTTCTATTGCGGCGTTGTAGCCCTGCTGGAGTTCGTGCTCCCAATTCTCCCATGTATCTCTTGGTCTGGTAACGAAATCATCGAGGGCCCGCCGGAACGCTGCCCAGAGAAGTTTTCTTTCGGCTTCGATGGCATCAAAAACGCTTTCTTGGGGCTCCATTTGTGGGCCCTTAAAGGAAGCTTTGCTCCCCCGGTCCAAATAGGCATCGAAAGCGCCTTCACCCATTTTGCAGCATCTCACAGATGCGGTCGCCTCTGCCTGGGGGCTTAGGCGTGACCTGGTGGTACCACTTGGAATCCTTGGCGTGATAAGCGGCCGCGGCCCAGTCGCCGATACGAACCGCACCAATCATTCGCGTGAAATTAAGGAGCCGCAATCGGCCGAGATTGAACGCCATCTCGATAAGAGCGGCTTGGCGTCGGGGCGATGCGGTATCGAAAGCATCGCCAAAAATATACTTGGCATCGGCGACGGCTACGATGATGTCTTCCGAAAGCATCTGCTCTGCGATTGCTGCGGAGATGCCGTTGTCCTCGATGTTCCGACCGTAACCTATGGTCAGCTTGCCTTCCGTGTCGGGGTAGAGTTTTAGCGCCGGGCGGCAGTTGCGACCCTCGGCGCACTTTATGTTTTCACGGGCTAGTAAGATGGGATCTGGATTAGATTCGTCCGCCATTTGCCTCCGCAGAAGGGGCAAGATGGGGAGATAGGCCTCGATGCCCGATATTCTTCCTGCTTATTCAACCGATTAAAAATTAATGGTTGAATCTTTCGATGATATCGGGTATCTAATAAGGAGATTCACTTCCGCTGGCCTATTTCCCACTTGCCAGCGAAGCACCGAACGGCCTCATATATACTTATTATCAGGTATATATAGCAGGCTGAGGAGGTGCCTCGCAAAGCATAGATAACACGGGGGAAAACCCAGCGGAACTCTAAAAATAGGAGTTTCGTATGGAGACACAGAAAGACAATTTGCCTAGCCCGATATCCTCGGCGGGCTCACCTGCGATAATGGGCGCCCTCACCCCCGCCCAGGTGATTGCCCAAATACACCTAATTCAGTCGTTAATGAGCGACGTCATGAAAGACGGCGAACATTACGGGAATATGCCTTTCCAAAAAGAAGGCGAAAAAAAGGTGCTTTTCAAATCCGGCTCAGAAAAGCTCGGATTCACGTTTCGTCTCACTCCAAGCTTCGAAATAGACCAGCGTGACTTTCCAAATGGGCACCGCGAGATCCGCGTCGTTACCACGTTGACACATATTCAGACCGGAGAGGTCTGGGGCGAAGGGGTTGGGTGCGCCACGACGATGGAGAGCAAATACCGGTATCGCAACTCCGAGCGAAAGTGTCCGCATTGCCTGAAAGAAACAATCATCAAGGGCAAGGATGAGTACGGCGGTGGCTGGCTATGCTTCGCAAAACGAGGCGGGTGTGGAGCTAAATTCAAAGACGGTGATGCCAGCATTGAAAAGCAAGTCCCGGGAAAAGTAGAGCATCCCGACCCAGCCGACTACTACAATACGGTCTTAAAGATAGCCAAAAAGCGGTCGCACGTTGATGCAATGCTGACCGCCACTGCTGCCAGCGACATATTCACTCAGGACCTTGACGACATGGCCGACCTTCTTGCCGGTCAAGTAATTGACGTTACGCCTAAGGAGCAGCCTGCCGCAAAGAAGGCCGACACTCAGCGTCAGCAACCTGCGCGTAAAGCCCCTACTCCTGCCGCTGAAGATGTTTCGCAAGAGATCCTGCCAGAGCCGCTAGCAAACCCCTGGATGCACAAAATCCAATGCTCTCAAGGCGTGAGCATACAAGGCAAAGGTCGGTATCTCTTCGAGGCCAGTTATGACTGGATGGTCAAATACACAAGTGCCGCACTCCGCAACCGCCTGTCTCCCGAAGATATCGCCAACATCATTGCAGCCCAAGCTCAGCCAGAGCTCAAAGAACCGGCTCGGGCCGCCGTGATGGGAACTCCGGCAGACGACGAAGATGACGATTACAACGCACGTTTTAGCGAACAGGAGGCAGCATGAGCTTGTACGAATTAGCCGCAGAATTGCGGGAAGTAGAAGAGTTGATTGAAGCGGCAGAGGCAGAGGGGGCGCAAGCCGCCCCTGCCCTTCTGTCCGAAACCATCGATTGTATCGAGATGGATATTGCGGCCAAAGTAGATTCCGTCGTGCGCTACATTGAGAACGAAGGTGCCCGCGAAGCTGCCCTTGCAGAAGAGATCAAGACCCTCCAGGCCAAGAAGAAAACGGCGGAAAAGCGTCAGCAATGGCTGCGTGAGTACCTGCGTGACTTCTTGCTGAATACCGGTCGGGACAAGTTCGAGACGCGGATTCGCAAAGTGTCGCTCAAGAAGCCGGTGAAGAGTTTAAACGTCGACCTCTCCAAGCTCTCGGAGTGGGACGAGAAGCTTTATGCCACGGCGGTCAAGATTGGGGCCGTCGAGGAGAAACGCGAGGTCAAGAAGACCTTGCTCAAGGCCATGCCGGATTACCTC